GCGTCCACCAGTTCACCGGCCAGCAGGATGGCCAGCTTGCCGCTGCTGGCTTGCACACGCGTCAGGCTGTCGTTGAACTCTTCGGCCTTGCGGGCGAAGTCCTGGCCTATGGTGAGGCCCAGGCGGTCGGCCTCCCCCATCAGGTCGCGGATCGCGGCGCTGCCACCGTTGAGCAGCGGGATCATTTCATCGCCAGCCTTGCCCATCAGCGCGAGCGAGATGGCCTGCTTGCCAGCGCCGTCCCCCGCCTTGGCGAAGGCGTCGGCCATCTTCATCATGACGGCCTCGGTGCCCTGCCCCAGGTCCGCCGTGGTGACGCCCAGCTGACGGAACACCGCGATCTTTTCCTTGTCGCCGGCCAGGCCCTGCGCGATGGAGACGTTCAGCTTGCGCATCGACGTGGCCAGCGATTCGTTGGACACGTCGGCCAGCTTGGCGGCGTACTGCAGTTGGCTCAGGAACTCGGTGGCCAGGCCGGTGCGTTGCTGCAGCTTGTTGAGCGCGTCGGCGGCGTCCAGTGCGCCCTTGATCATGCCGGCGAAGGCCGCCACGCTCAGGCCTGCGCCGAGCGCGCCCAGGGCCGTCTTGGCCGTCTGTGCAGCGCGCTCGACGCGGCCCAGGCTGCCGTTGACGGCCGACTCCATCTTGGCCATGTCCTCGACGAGGCGCGCCACGTTGGCGTATAGCTGGACTTCGAGCGATCCCGCAAGTGCCATTCTGTGCTTTCGGTGGGTCAGTCGGCCGCCATGGCGGCAATCTCATCTCTCAGCGAGCGCGCCACAACCTGCAGGTGCTCGGTCGTCGGCTCTGTGCTCCATGGCGCGGGGCGCATGGGGTCTTCGGCTGCCATGGCCTCAGCCACGTACTCGCGCGACAGGGCACGCAGGAAGCGCGCTTCCCAGGGCTGCAGCGGCACGCCGGCCACCTGGCACCACGCGGCCAGTTCCTGGTGCGTGATGGGCGCAGGGCCCATGCCGGTGCTGCTGGCCGGGCCGACCTCGAACAGGTAGGCCAGCAGGTAGGCCGCGCATCCGGGGTCGGGCAGCTCTGGCATGTAGCCCGGGTCGCCGCGGGTGGTGCGCATGCGCTGCAGCCTGGCCACCGGCCTGGTCTTGTCTCCCTCGCGGTGGGGTGCGGCATGCAGCCAGGCCAACTGCCGCACGTGCAGGCTCAGGTCCGCGAAGAGCCCGTGGGAAAATTTGCCCAGTCAGCCTGGAAGCGCTCCACCTGGCGGGTGATGTAGCCGAGCTGCGGGTTTTCGTAGATGGCCTGGGCGCCGCCGGGCACCGGGAAGTTGATGAGGCTCTTGGTGACCGCGGCGAGCTTCTTGACCTGCAGCGCGCGCATCTCGTCGGCAGTGTCCTTGGGCTGCCGGCCCTTGCCTGCCGCCACGGCCATGCTCATGGCGATGGACTGCGAGGCCTGCTCCATCTTGGCCTGCGCCTCGACGCCCTGGCGGCTGCCGGGGCCGTACAGCTCGATGCGCACGGGCTGACCGTTGTACAGCAGCGGGTCGCCGGTCGGGCCCAGCACGTCGAGCACGGCGGTTTCGGCCGACATGAAGTCGGCCAGGTTGAAATCATGGTCCATGAACGTTCCTTTCGCGGGTGGAGAAATGCCCGTGCCCCAGCCACCGCTCCCCCGCGAAAGGGAGACAGCAGCCGGGGTCGGTGCTCAGGGTGGGCTTGCGCCCGAGGATCAGGTGGCGGCGACGACCACAGGCTTGCGGCACACCTCGAAGGTGACCGACAGCTTGCGGATGGCGTCCGCCGCGCCGTCTTGGTACTCGCGCTTGGTCACGAGCACGTCGAGGTACTGGATCTCTCCCGTGCTTTCGCCGGTCCGGGCGGGGTAGGTGATCTTCACGCTGTACCGGTTCTGCGACTCGACAGCCGTCTCGACGATGTCCTGCCCGGCGTCGCTGGGGAGGTTGCCGAGCACCAGGGTCTTGGTGCCGTAGTTCTTGGATCCCTTGAACTTCTGCACCACCGCGTCGGCCACGGCCGTGAACGTGGGCACGTTGGCGGTGACGCCGTGCGTGCCGTGGTCTTCGACCTGGCCGATGGGGGTGTAGGTCATGCCGGTGGCTTGGTAGCCCGCGGCGTCGTAGGTGGCGGGCAGGCTGGCGCTGATCGCGACAACTGCTCCGGCCATGGTTTGGAGGACGGTGCCTTCAGCCATTTTGCTTTCCTTTCAAGGTGAGATGCCGGGCTTGGAACACTCGTGAAAGCATCCGCCGCCCAGGCGAGAAAGCGGGATGCCGAGAAACTGCTACGCGTCGACGAAGGCCGCGATGAAATCCTGCGAGCCGAAGTACAGGGCCGCGTCGTTTGTGAAGTCAGGGCCCTCGGTGTCGGGCAGGATGTGCACGACACTGGTGGACGAGACCGTGCCAGGCCGGCGCGGCACGGCAGCGCGCACCAGGCCGAGCACCTGGCGCAGGCGCGGGTAGGTGTCGGCGTGCACCGTGACCTGCACGCGCGAAACCGCCAGCCCGCTGGCCGCGCCCACCATCTGCGGGCGGCCCGTGGAGACGTGGGTCACAGCGATGGCCGGCGCCGCGGTGCCCTGCGGGATCACGCCCGCGAAGATGCGCGCGCCGGGCACCACAGCCAGCAGAGGCGCATGCGCCGCCAGCAGCGTGCGCACCACCTGCACAGCGTCAGCCACGGCCACCCTTCTTTGCCGCCTTGGCCGGCGCCGCGGCGCGCTCCACGGACACGCCCTGGGCGGCCAGCTGCGCGGTGATCTGCGCCAGGCCCTGGGGCACGCCCAGGTACGGGTCGCCGGCCATGGGACGGTCTCCCGTGTCCACCTCGTCATCGTAGAAGCGGCGGTCCTCCTCGGGCTCGAAACCGGCCAGCAGGATGCGGCGGGCGCCCAGCGCGGCCGCCAGACGGATTGCGGTCAGGCCGCTGTTGCGGATCTCGACCACGTGCCCGGGGGCCAGCGTGACGGTTTCCCAGCGCGGGCCGATGTACAGGGCATCGAGGTCAGGGTCATCGATGCCGGTGACGCGCCGGCCGGCGAAGTCGCGCCACTCGGCGGGCCAGTTGCCGTCCAGCGCCAGCAGGATGTCGGCCCAGGGCGCCAGTCGGTGGGCGTGATTGACGACGATGGTCCGCAGTTCCTTCATCGACTCGGCCACTTCGGGCGTCAGGCTGGGGCCGCAGCCGAGCACGGCCACCGTCTCGCCGGCCCATTCGGGCGTGATCTGCCAGGGGGTGGTCATTCTTCTTCGATCTCCAGGTCTGCCGTTTCCAGGCCGTGCTTGGTGGCCAGGCGCCGCTTCATGTACTCGGCCGCGGCGATGACCGCGGGCTGGGCCTTGGCGTCCAGCGCAGTCCGCATGAACGGGCGCGGCTGGATGCCGGGGTGCTGCACGCTCTTGGCGAACACGCCGCCGAAGCTGATCCAGCCGCCTTTCTTGGCCGTGATCGCGTGGGCAGCGGTTCCGAATTCCAGCCAGGGCGCGATGAAGGCGTGCTTGCCGGTCACCTTGACCTTGGCGATCACGGTGCCGCCTTTGCCGCCGGTGCTGACCTTGATGCCATGCCGCAGCAGGCCGGTCTTCTCGGGCGCGCGCAGGCGGGCTTCTTCGGCCACCACGCGCGCGCCGGCGCGCAGCGCGCCGCGCAGGACGTTCTTCTCCATCTTGGGCGGCAGCTGCTGCAGGAAGCTGTTGAGCTCGCGCAGGCCCTTGATGCGGACCTCGCCGCTCACTCTGCGTTCCCCGAGGTGGTGTAGTCGGCGGCCATCATCTCCAGGCCGGCACGCCGGCCCAGCTCGACCGGCGGCGTGATGATCTTCATGGTGCGGCCGCGGGCCACGTCGACCAGGCGCATGGCCGCGGTGATGTCGGTGCGGTAGCGCATGCGCACGCGCGCCGGCCGGGTGGCGATGTTCAGGCCCTGGGCCACGTTCTCGCCGCGGCTGGGCAGCAGTTCCTCCACCGACGCCCATACCGTCGCCACTTCTGACCAGCTGGCCACCGGGGATCCGTAGGCCGTGTCCTGGGTGGTGGATCGCTGCTCGATGCGCACCCGGCGGTCCAGCTTGCCGATCCTCATGCGCCATACACCCGGATGGTGTCCAGCAGATGCCGGGCGCCCATGGGCACTTCGGCCAGCGTGCCGGGCGCCACCGCCTCGCGGTTCTCGAACAGGTGGCCCACCGTCAGCAGGATGGCCGCCCGGGCCGCCGGCGGCACGTCGCCCGCCACGTAGCGGACCTTGACCGCGTTGGGCAGGGCCTGCGTGCTCGGCCAGCTCACGCCGTCGGCCGGCACGATGCGGCACACCGGGCTGTAGTCGTCCAGCACGTACTGCGATTCGGCCAGGGTCTGGGGCGCTCCGGCGGTATCCTTGTAGGTGATGGAGGTGATGCTCGTCACCTTGCCTCTGGGCAGCGGGATCTCGTCGGGGAATGCGTCGAGCGCCAGCTCCAGGGTCTGCGACCCGATGGCGGCGCCCGTGTAATGCTCGGCCGCCTGGTGCGCGGCGGCCCGGTACGCAGCCATCAGCCCGTTCTCCGTGCCGTCCGCCGCGATGCGCAGATGCGTGCGCAGGTCGGCGTCGGAGACCACGCTGATGATCGCCGGCGGGGTGATGACTTTGAGGCCCATGATGTGGTGTGCTTCCTGTGCAAAAAGCCCTCCGAAGAGGGCTTTTCACGCAGTCGCCTGGGATCAGGCGGGCGGGTTGGAGGCGGGCACCAGCGCCGGCTGCAGGATCGCCACGGCAGCGATCAGCGCCGCGGTGGCGTTGTTCGTCGGCGTGATGGTCAGGCGGGTGTAGCGCTTCTTGCCGATGTAGCCCAGCTTGAAGCACTTGTCGTCGTCGCTCTGGATGAAGCTCGCGAGCGCCTCGGTGCCCAGCAGGTCTGCGTCGGCCACGGCGGTGTAGGTGCCGCCGCTGGTGTCGCACTCTTCCAGCAGCACCGTGAACTCGGCGCCGGCATCGCCGAGCGAGCCGGTGGCGATGACGTAGGTCAGCGAGGCAGCCCCCTGCCCGTCGATCACCTGGCCCACTTGCGCCGTGTTGTCGGCAACGGAGACGGGCGACAGCACCCGCTTCACGTTGATGTTGTTCATCAGGTCTTTCATGGTCTGGTCCTTTTGGTGTTCGTTGTGAGGTGCCCCGGGCGTGCAGCCCGGAGCTGGCCCATCAGGCCGCGAACTTGGCGAACTTGATCGCCTCGAAGTTCAGCGCGCCGCCGCCGGTGCGCTTGGTGCTGTAGAACACCACGTACGGCTTGGCGGTGAACGGGTCGCGCAGGGTGCGGATCCCGGTGCGGTCGACGATCTGGTACGCCTGGGCAAAGTCACCGAACGCCAGGGACAGCGAGTCGGTGGCCAGCGCCGGCATGTACTGGTCGATGCGCACCGGGTAGCCGTTCAGGCGCTCCGGCTGCCCGACCTGCAGGCCCGGCTCCCACAGGTACCGGTCGTTCGTGGCTTCCTTCAGCTTGCGCGCAGCGGTGCGCACTTCGCGGCGCATCACCCACTGGGCGTTCGCCAGGTACGCATCCTTCAGCGTGCCCTGCAGGTCCTGGATCACGTCCAGCTTCGAGGTGGCGTTGAAAGCCCCGTTGGTACCGGTCTTGACGTGCTCGAACACGCCCCAGGCA